ATGTATTCTCACCAGAGTCTGGAAACAGCGGTGAGAAACTTGTTCTAGCTTCTAGAAAAGTTATGTCATATTTTAACAAATTAGGTGGCTCTTCATTCTTAGGTAACACTATGGCGTTGAGTTCACAAACTGGTAGTGGATTAGATATTCAAAACATCCAAGGACAATTTGGTCACTTGGTGACAAGAATATCAACATTATATGGTAACCTAAACCTTGTAATGGAACCATTATTCAGAGGTGCGTATGAAAATACTGCAATTATGATCGACTTAAATAACGTAGCATATCGTCCATTAGTTGGTAATGGTGTATCTCGTGATACTCAAATTATTACTAATGTTCAAAATCGTGACGTTGACGGAAGAAAAGACATGATTCTAACTGAAGCAGGTCTTGAAATTCAACTTCCTGAAACACACACTGTGTTACAATTTAGTTAATATGGATAGTAGGGGGGATGAAATACTCCTCCCTACTTATAAAGGAGAGAGATGAGTTTTAAAACAGATATAGAAGCAATTGTTGGAGACATAGATAGTCCAGACGTTACAACCGAAGCAGGTTTATATTTAGTAGAGGGTGTAAAGTTTATAACTAAAAGTCTTATGAATATCCCAGAGATAGCAGAAAGACTTACATCTTCAGCTTCATTAAGCAATAGTCCTAGTACTTTAGATACTAGTGCTATACTTAAAATTATTTCAGTAACTAGAAATGATGGAGCTAGAGGTAGACACGCTACAAGAATTTTATCAAATTTAAAAGATGACTATACTGATGTTAATAGTATTTATTATACTAGTAAATACGATCCAAAGTATTACATAGAAAATGATACTTTAAATATTATTCCAACTCCAACAGCTAGTGAGACTGCTACTATAATTAAAATAGAACCAGATACTTCTGTTGTAGTAGGTGATACTGCTATCGATAACTTTCCAGAAGAATTAGAAAGAGGTGTAATATTATATGCTTCAAAAGAATTATTAAGATTATTTTTAAATCAAAGAAATACCACATTAACAGAATTAAGTCTTGGAGATGTTGAACCTCCAGCTGCTATTAGTGTAGATAATTTAGCAATAGCATCGTTACCCGATCCTCCAGCTTATAATAAAGTTTCTTTATCAATTGATTACGGAGAACCTGGAGCTTTAGGTGTAGATGATTATTTAGCTGGTGAAGATGTAGAGTTAGCAGAAATTGCATTGACTAAAGTTCAACAGTCATTAAGTAAACATCAGAATGATATACAAGATGAACTGAATGAGTTTAATGCACAACTAGCTGATCACAATACTGAAGTACAAAGATTAATAGAACAAGGCGGACTTGATGGACAAGAAGCAGCTTTGAAAGTACAAAACTATCAAGCACAAGTAGAGTCTTATGCACAGCAAGTTAATGAAGAAGTTCAAAAATATAGCTTGTCACTACAAGAAGTAGTGCAAGATTATAATTGGTATGCACAACAATACCAAGTAGTGTTACAAGATTTAAGTAATTTTTTAGGACAATATATACCAATGCAACCACAGGAGGTACCGAATGAAGCTTCAGCAAATGGTTGATCAAATTAAAAAACATCATCCAGAGCTTGGAACTAATGAAATTATACATTTATTAAACCAAGCATCTGATGAGTTTTGTTCTAGAACATTAGTATTAGATGAAGCTACACAATTTGATACAGTAGCTAATCAAAGATATTATGGATTAAAACAATCTATATTAGAAGTAAAGTCAGTTGACTTAGAAGATGAAGAAGGAAATGTAAAAGAAATAAGTAGATTAATTGGTAGACCAGAATATAGGGACTTAACATAATGCCTAATTACACAAGAGTATATACAAGAACAACTAAGCAATATGTTTATTGGTTTGAACGTGATTCAATAGGTATTGCATTATACGATCCACTAGAAAGTGAGAAAAATAGATTTACATCTGTAGACCAAGGGTTTACAATTACTTTATTCTATCATAAAAAAGCAGATCATTTTAATACATTAGATAGTGAAAGTTCAGCTATGACTGAACAAAGTGAACTACCAGAACAGTTTCATCAATATTTGGTTGACAAAGCAATTGCTTTAGGATATGAAACTAAACCAGAAATGATACAGATGGCACCATACTTTAATACTAAATTTGAAAAAGGTATTAAAGAAGGAAAGATGTTTGCTAATAGAGGCAGAGTATCTGGAATGAGAACAGTTAAACAACATAGTTATTAATATGGCAGTAAAAAAAGATTCAAGATTAACAAGGCTAGGCTTGAGTGGGTTTAATAAACCAAAGCGTACACCAGGACATCCAACTAAATCACACGTAGTTCTTGCAAAAGGTAAGGGCTGTGAGAATGGAAAAGTAATTAGATTTGGACAACAAGGTGTAAGTGGTGCTGGAAAAAATCCTAAAACAGCAAAAGAGAAAGCAAGAAGAAAAAGTTTTAAAGCTAGACATGCAAAGAATATAGCTAAAGGAGTTTGTTCTGCAGCATACTGGGCAAATAAAGTTAAATGGTAGATGGCAGATACTTGGAAAAAAGGTAACTTTGGATTAGCAGCATTTAGCGATATTAATAGATCGTTTGATGAATTGTTTGTTCATTTTAATGACAATACTGACGGTAATTTTACAGATATTGGAATACCTGCTGATGCTAGTTATACAGATATAACTGATCCTAGTAGTAGTATTTATACTGATGTTATAAAAAGTGTGTATACTTTTAGTGATGTTAGTGGAGTATCTAACCCTATTTATAGTGATATAGAAAATGTAAGTGAACCAATTTATGATGATGTAGGAGTAACAACATAATGGGTGGAAGTTTAACAGGACCAAATAAAATAAAGGATGTCTATAAAAAGATAGTCTTTTATGATGATAATAAGTTTAAAATTGATAATGGTAGCTCTGATGTAGTAATTACAAGTGCTGATAATTTTTCAAGTGATACAGAAGCAACATTAACAAATAAAACTATCGACGCAGATAACAATACTATTTCTAATTTAGAAGTAGATAACTTAAAGTCTGGAGTTTTAGATACTGATTTATCTTCTGTTGCATCTGATGATACTACAATTGCTTCTGCTAAAGCTATTAAAACTTATGTAGATAATCAAGATTCAGATAAAGCAACTACTACTTATGTAGACACTCAAGATGCAACTAAACTAACTAAATCTAGCAACTTATCAGATTTAACAAATACAGCAACAGCAAGAACTAACTTGGGTGTAGATGCTGCAGGAACAGATAATAGTACTAATGTAAGTATTGCAGCAGGAAAAGATTATATTAGTATAGATGGTTCAACTCAAGTTATAACGCTTGGAACAGTAGATATATCTGATGATACAAATTTAACAGCTAGTACAGGTATTACTTTAACAGATGATACTTTGACTACAAACGACAGTGAAATTGTACATGATAATCTTAGTGGTTATAGTGCAGATAAACACGTAGGACATAGCTTTGTTACTTTAACAGCAGGAGCTGGATTAACTGGTGGTGGAGATATTACTACTAGTAGATCTTTTGCTGTAGGAGCTGGTACTGGTATTACAGTAAATGCAAATGATGTTGCAGTTGATACTAGTGTTATTGCTACAAAAACATATGTTGACGATCAAGTCAGTACCGTCAACACATTAGCAGAACTTACTGACACAAACATAAGTAGTCCAGATGATAAATCATTACTGCAATATAATAGCAGTTCTTCCAAATGGGAAGCACAAACTATTATAAGTGGTGGAAATTATTCTGGAAGTTAATAACAAATTAAAGAGGAGATAAAATGTCAAATACTTTACTAATAAAGAGAACGGCATATAACAATGGTGGTGCGCCAACGTCATCAGATTTATCTTATGGTGAGTGGGCTTGGAGTAATTCTAATAGTACAATGTATTTTGGTGCTGCTGATACTGGTGATGGTTCTTTAAATATTCTTCAGTTAACAGATATGATTCCAGACGCAACTGCTACCGTAAAAGGTAAAGCTAAGTTTAGCACTAATGACTTTTCAGTATCAGCTGGCAATGTTCAAATAAAAACTGGCGGTGTAAGCGGTGGACAAATTGCTGATAATGCAATCCAAACTGCAAAAATTGGAGATGACCAAGTTACTGCTGCTAAGATTGATGATGATATTACTTTAGCTGGTAATTGTGGAGTTAGTGGTGATTGGACTGTAGGCGGTAACCTTACTGTAGAAGGTACTACTACTACTGTAGATTCAACAACTGTAGTTATTGAAGATAAAAACATTGTTTTAGCATATTCTGATACTGCTGATCCTACTACTTCTACTGGAGTAGATGGAGCTGGTATTACTATTGGAGCTAATGCGTCTGCGCCATATTTGACTTGGAATATCAGCAATGATAATTGGCTGTTTTCACACAAGTTAAAAGTTACTGGTGGTTTATACGATACTACTGTTGACGGCGGTTCATACACAGGTTCTTAATAGATGTCTAATACTATTAAGATAAGACGTGGTAGTGGTACGCCATTAGCATCAGATTTTTCTGATTATGAATTAGCATACGACTATAGTGGAAATAAGCTATATATAAAGCATAGTTCCAGTATGGTTGAAGTCGGTGATTACCTTACTACCATTAACAATAGCAATTGGTCTGGTACTGATTTAGCTATTGCTAATGGTGGTACTGGTGGATCTACTGCTGCAGCTGCAAGAACTAATCTTGGAGTTGACGCAGCAGGTACAGATAATTC